TTAATTCGAAAACTGGCTGATATCGAGGTCGGGAACTGCCTCCGACCAGACGATTTCGGCGTGGTCTTTCTGATAGTTTTTCGTCATATCCTCGCTCGCATGTCCTGCGATCTTTTGCCCGTCCTTTCCGGCTTTCTTGTATAGGTGCAGTGACAGCGCCCGCACTTCATGAAAGCCCGGCATTTCCTCGTCACTCCAATCCGCGTAGCACCCAGCATCCTCTCGCGCTGCCTTGAACGCGCGTGTCAAATATCGCTCTTCGATCTTCGTCCAGTGGTCCTTGGTCTGGGCCTGCTTTTGCTTCAGGCGCTCCGGTCGCCGGTGAACGAGATAGGGCGAAGCCACGTTGTCCCGGCACCGACTGATGACTGCCTGCAGCTCTGGCGTCACTCGGAATCGAATCCAGGCTGCGTCACTGGCGTTGTCATAACCCATGCGATACATGACCGGCAGTTCGATACCGGCTCTCTGGATCATCGCCTTGCAGTCTTCTTTGCCGAGCCCTCGTTCAATCAGTGGAGCGATCACCGGGCGGTCTGGATTGCGCTCGCGGAAGTCTTCTAGGCGGTCGGCCTCTTCGGCGGTATACCCGAAAACCATTACGTCACCTGGCAGCTTCCAGGTATCCAGAAGTCGGCGCTTGAGCAGTTTGGTACAGGGCGCACCGTACTGGTTTTTCATGAATCGTTCTCGCCGAAACACCTCGATGATGTCGGCGCCGTACTTCTCGTCGCGCAGCACCGTCACTGGTTGCTCGAACCAAGCTTCGCAATCGGCCAGAAATCGACGGTTGTCGGGGTGCTCGTTCGCCAGGTAGGCGTTGAGGATCTGCACGTCATGAGTTGCGCCGTAATCGGCCAGAGCCAGTTTCGTGGCCACCGCCGAGGCAGCACCGCAGCTGAACTGGCAGACGATTCGCGGTAAGTGAGCGGACATAGTTCATCCTCGCCGGGGTGGCGTGAGTCGTTGAAGTGGGGTATTGGTGTGCTGCCCGACATGCAGTCGGATCAAGGAGAAAATATGTCTTTCAGCTACGCTGCAGAGAAATTTGCATCTGCCCGTTCAGCTTTGATGCTGCCGCACCCAAATGGCGAAGATCAGTCTATTGCGACGGCTTTCTTTGAGTGTCGTCAGGGCTTGGATCGGTTCGATCGATCTCAGTTTGACGAAAGTTCAAGCGTTTGGATTCGTCAGCTCGACCAGCTTATGAGCACAGATGGTCTAGAGGATCCTTATAGGCAAGGTCTGTTTCTAGTCAAGGCTCGCAAGCTTTCCGTTGATGACCAGATCCAGCTTTCCACTGTAGTGGATGAGCTTCAGTTTTGGTTCAGACGTATGAATGACTGATAACGCGAAATGCAACGATCGAGCGGATTGGTTTATGCGGCATTCGGCTCGGTTATGAACCGGTCCCACGCATCTTTATCGACGGCGCAGACCCACCACGTCAGTTCAGTGCTGTTTTCCGTATCGCTGACTGATCCGCCGTATTGAGCACCCGGAAACGTGAATTTGCCGCTGTTGGCGCAGTAGGGGTAACCGCCGGTGAATGCGGTAAAAGTAACTCCCGGCTGGGCAGCGGCAGCAGCGGCCTTGAACGCCTCAAACTTGGCGTTTCGGGCGCTGACTTCCGCGTCGTGCCCGGTCTTGCACTCTGCTGAGCAGTACACAACGCGGCCATCGAAAACCAGATCAAGTGGAATATCAGTGTCTGATTCTTCGTCCCACCTGCATGCATCGCTGTCGCAGCGGGTGCCACAATGGTTGCAATCGAACCACCAGCCCGCATCGATGTAGGCCTGTGCGGGGATGTAACGCACGCCGGCGTATTGGTCAGCCCATTGCGCACGACGGCAAGACACACCGCTGAAGTCCGTGCCTATCTCGTCAGCGCCCTGTCGGCGGGCGGCGGCGTTAGAGGTTGCGAACTGAATGGTTGACTCTTCTGGGTCGTTGGTTTCTACCGAATAGGCCAGCACTTTGCGTGGTTTTTTGTCGGCGGAGGATGACTTGGTCATGGCGTTTCTCCATGCATGCGCCGCCCTCCGTGTCCGGTGGTGGCAAATAGGGTGGGGGTTCAATCGTCGCTGCAGATTCGCAGCGCTTCGCGGTTGTAGGCGAGCTGTAGCTTGTGCGCCACGGTTGGCGATACGGTGATTTCGTGGCGCGGGATTTCAAGCATCGGAAGCGCGCCGCCCGGGCCGAGGTTGTGCAGGTGGTGAATCATCAAGGTCAGCGCCTCGCCCTGTTCCTCGATGCCAGCCCATGCCATCAGCTCACTCAGTGCCTGCTTCGTGCCTGGCCGCACCCTGAGCCGCAATTCCTCTTCCCCGGCCTTCTGCCGCTTGAGCGCTGTTCGCTCGTTCCGCTGCTTTGGGGTCAGTGCCATATCAGCTCCTTAGGCTTGGCCCTTGCAGCGGGTAGTCGATGTTGAATTCACGGATCAGCCGATTGATCATCGTGTTACTCATTCCGAGTTCGACGACGGCGGCCTTCCGCGATATACCGCGGTCGCGCGCCGCTTTGATCCGGACCACGTTCAACGCATCAGCTACCGGATCGTGTTGATACGGAATGAGGTTGGAAGCCGGGCTGAACGCCTTGTATTCGAAGCCATGCACGCGGGCCATTTTCCGAAGTCTGTAGATGCTCAGGCCGGTTTCGCGCATGACATCGGTGATCGTCATCGTCTCGGCAAGCTTGCGGACGACTTCCACCTGCTCGGCGCGGGCGTGGCACCTGTCTTGAATCGCGTCTTTCGGCGCCGCTGCGCGGAGAGCTTCCTTGGTTCGGTGCTTAGGTGCAGGCGGGCGAACGGGCGCGGGAGTCATCCGCCCGTACTGCTTTGGCTTGGGCTTCGACGGAAAGCCTTTTTTTGTTTCGATCACGCCGCCGCGCTTGAGGAATGCAGCTACCTCAGCTTCGAGGACGGCGGACCGCTCTTTGTTGCGCTGAATCGTGCTCAGCTCTGGACTGATCATCAGCTGGCACCGTAAAGGGCGAACAACGCGAGGCCGGTGGCGATCGCAGCAGTCCAGCGCAGCATGTGAGTGGCGATTGACGGCTGGCGCACTGGCTGGGCTTCCATCTGCTCAGCGGCCCTGCAAGCCGCACTGTGACCGCGAAGAACACCGCGCACATTACCGCTTGAGCGCTCGACGATTCCGAACTCGTTATTACCGTTCGGCACGACTGTGAAGCGCGGCAGAGCTGCCGGGTTCTTGCGGCCGACCTTGTCGTAAAACTCGGCAGTGGAAAGGGTGCAGCGTTGGCGCAGGCCTTCGAGGATTGCACGACGCTGGCTGATTGTCTGATGCATGGGAGGCTCCTTGACCGCATTGGTCAGATGACAGGCGCGGGTGACCAAACCCAGCCGTGAGACTGGCCTGGCACCTGCCGATGCGGTCGTTTGATTTAGGGAAGGGGTACTGCAGGCTTGAAGCTGCATTGGAATGTCGGTCCGCACCATTTTTTGCAATCGACGTCCGGGCTTCGCCACAATCTGATTGCTCTGGAGACGCTTTTTTCATGTCCCGCCGACATTCCGATGCAGCCTGGCGCTATGACAGGGTTCGGGCAGTTTTCGTCAGGCTGACGTAATGCTGGTTCTGGCAAAAGCCAATGAGCTGAATCCGGCTTCAATCCCGAGCCGGGACCTGATTCGGGAGTCGAGCCGACTGAAAAACTTTTTCTTGAGCTCTGTGTCTCTCAATGCGAGCCCCGTCAAGGACAGCGCTCGCTAGCTCAAGCGCGGTGTTTGTTTCCTCGTATGCTCGCTGTGCTTCGTCCTCCTGTTTCGCTGCTGCTGCCAGTTCGTTGAACGCGGCTAACTGAGCCTCTGTCATTTCTGTTTCTCCGGTTGATTGCCAACCTGACCATGTCGCCAAGGCCAGTCCGTTAGTTTGTTCCTCAGCAAATCGCCGCCACTGGCCTCAGCTTGTCCGAGCCCTTACGGCTGATCTTCTGTTCGTACCCGCCCCGGCGTGACTCGGGGGCTCTGCGCTCGCGCCTCATCGATTCATCGCCCAGCACCGCGTGCAGAACGATCACCGACATGAACAACAGGCAGAGCGGGGAAATGATCTGTCGGCGCATGGCCTCGGCGATCATCGCTGTCTGGCGATTGACGCCGAGCTTGAACATGGCGACCGACAGCCGCTTAACGACCGTGCCCGGCGCAATGCCGAACGTGCGGGCGATTTCCTTGGCGGTGCAGCCCTGGGCGGCTGACAACAAAAACTGCAACTCTCGCGGCGCAAGACCACGGCCGAGGTGGCCTCTCCATGCCCCGCATACGATGGTGGTATCCATTACGTCTACTCGGTGGTTGTCATCCCAAAGCACCCGGCAAGCCAGGTGCTTCAGTGATGCTGTCCAACAGGTGATTCCGTTCTCTGTAAAGAGCTTCGTCCAGTCGGTCCCGTTATCCGGGGCTGGGAGATCACTTCGCTGATCCCGTGCTATCTGGCGGCTTCACCAGTCCTGTGGTCGATCCGAGAGGGCCTGATGAGCAGCTAGCTCGTTTCGACAGGTGCAGTTAACCATCGGTATATTTGTAGGTCAATACCGATGGTTAATTTATTTTCGGGGGCTGTGCGTTATGATTTCGTCATTACTGGATGTATATACAGTTTATCGAGGGGGGAAAATGGGAAGCTCTAAACCAGCAAGCCGTATTGAGATGTCCGGGGTAGAACGTCTGGGCCTACGAGTTTCGGAAATGATCAACCATCCAGTCGCCCAAATTCAGCGCTGGGTGACGATTCATCGCCTGGATACGGACGGGGATAGGGAGTGGGAGGAGGTGATCGGAGTGTTAGCAGCTACGGATGAGCTGGATTTGACCTTTGAGGATGACAGTGCGGTGACTGTGAGGTGGGAGCCGATCACGACAGAGGATCGCCCCGTTGACACTAACGATACCAGAGGTGAGATGGCCCCTTTTTGAAAGGCATGAAAAAGCCCGCGGTTCAGGCGGGCTTCTTTATGCAACCATAAAATTTACATAATTTACAGCTCTTGAATTATTAGTGGAAAATTGGCGCGTCAACACCGGCTAACCTTGAAATAAGATTAAGGTAAGTCTTTTCTTCTTGCTTTGATGCAATGTTAAAAATTGAACTGCTGTAGTCTTCTGCTAAATTTAAATGAGACTGTATTTCTTTCTCTCTTTCACTAGATGCCGAATATACGAAGTAGCACCCGGAGTCTTGCCCTAGATGCTTTTTTCCCTCCATAAATGTCATAACTTTAAGAGTCGTTTCTTTGAATTTGGCTGAAAGGTCATTCACGTTGTAATCAATTACTTCGCTTATATGAAACTTTCCATTCTTCAATAAAAAATCAGCTGTAAATCCAGATTTATCACTAAAGTTGTAATTTTGAACAACCTTGTGATAGCTGAGCTCGTCAGCGCTCTTAGCAAGTAAATTCATGGATTCAAACTTATGTTTCAACAAGGTTTGGATTCGCGAGGATTTTTTTACTGATTCCCTAACGCTAAATGGTTTCACCAAGTCATTGAATAACCTGGCAACCTGAGACTCATACTGTCCGGCATGATCAATTGCGAACGTTGCCTTCGGGCTCAGCTTGAATGCATTTTTAAACATTCCCAAGAAATTTACAATGTCTTCTTGTTTGTTGTATAGGCCCTTGGCTTGCTCAAGCACATACTCGAATTCAGTAATATCATCAATAGTTGATGAGCCATCAAGCAGGCGGAGTTTTGCCGCGCCACTGAGCATTCTGGTATCGATACCGGATTTATTGAACACAATTAAACCGATATTTACTATCTCGCCGCGCTTCAGGCTTGGCATATACTTAATGAGAGAGTAATCATAGGTGATCATGATCAAAGCATTCCTTTCAAAAAGTCAATACGTTCTTTTCTAGCGTGGGAGTCCCACCAGCCCAGAAACTCTTGCCTATTGTGTTCAGACATCCATGCCGCAGGAAAGTTAGAGATGATAGTATCTATATCGCCTGTCGTCAATGAAAGTATTTTGTCAAGACATTTTTCAGCTTCAAATTTGTCGTACTGGCCAAACTGCCTAATAGCGTGGATACCCGTAAAAGTGTTGCAATGCTCAGTTGCTTCAAATCCAAACGGATTAAACGCGAACCACGCACGACTAAAATCGAAAGCGAGACCTATTTTCCCGCTGTAACTAGGCCGGAATATATAATTCCCAAAGTGTCTATCGACGTTGTTTACGAATAGATCAAGCGCATAGACCTTGCTGAAAAAGGCTTTGAGCCCAACGATTGGGATTTCACCAGAAAGCACCCTTAATATTTCAGTTCGATCTTTAAGTGTTTCTACGCCGCCTTCCCAGGCCGAGCCGAATGCCAGTGATCCATCATGCAATTCTATGACGTCAAAATCGGGAGTACCTATTAAAATATGTCGCGCGAGTTGGTAACAAAATGCTTCAGATGCCGGCACCATTCCATTGCCATCTGTAACAGTTTTTATCGCGTAATCCTTACCATTTTCGGCAAGCCCTATCATTCCAAGGTCGGCAGATCCCTGGTCGTTGGGATACGTAGTAATGACAGCAATTGGAAATAATTGCCTCTGAAACATCTGAGGCCGCACTTCGGCTGCTGCGTCAGATTGAGCATCCGGCATTTGTTCAGGGGTTCCATCTACATCAGCTGTCATAAATAAATTCCATTTTTTGTAAAAAGACGCTCTAGATTTAATAGAGCTAAACTAGGTTAGCATTCCAGACGAGAAGCACCCGCGCCTGAATGAATGTTTCGTCGACCTTGATTGTCTCTGGTGGATGCCTTGTGTTATCGGAAATCATCTTAATCTTACCGTCGCCCATCCATTGCAGGCGCTTGATATACAGGTGCCCATCCCAAGAAAACATGTAGATTCCGTCCCCCGCAAATTCGCGGATGCTGATGTCCACCAATAACGGATCACGGTGCTTGATCGTTGGAGCCATCGACTGCCCCCAGCCCGTCACCATTTTCAGGTGAAAGTGCTCCGCGAACTCGACCCCCATCTCGCGCAGATGCCGAGGACTGACACGCACGTCTTGGAGCATTTCAGGGTAATCATGGGGTATCTGCCCGCCACCCATGGCTGCACGAACATCGTAGTGAGCAATCGACACCTCATCACCGACCGCGCCAGGCCGGGAGGCGACCTCTGCAATTGGGACGTTAGCGGCTACTTCCTCTACCGCATCGGCAATCTTCTGGCGCGCGTCAGCTGGCAGATTTTTGCCGTGCTTGGCAATCATTTGCTGGACGATATCGACCGATGACTGGGAGGCAGCAGGCTTCGCAGCGTTGGTCAGCGCGGCGATTTCTTTTGCCAAGCGCGGACTGAAACGCTCTACGGGCTCTTGGAGCATCCGCGAAAGCACAGCTGCGAATCTCGTATTCAGGGGATTGATGCCCTTGAAGTAAAGGTTCACGGCAGCCGGAGTCATGCCAGCCTCATCAGCGATTTTTTTCTGACTCAGCTTCAGCTCGTTTTTTTTCGAGAGGAACAAGTCGTGTGCTTCTGCGCACTCGGCGAGCAGCTCGGGCGGGAGGATGCGTTTCTTCGTCATCGCGCGAATGTATACCAACGGTTAAAAATAAGAAGAAACCATCGGTATTGATTAAAAATTAACAGATGGTTAACATCGGCCTCATCTATAACAGAGGCACGACCCATGATTGAGACTTCCCTCGACAAGTTCGTGGCTGACAAAGGGCAGTCCGAAGCCGCCAGGCTTCTTCGGGTTACTGCTCCGGCCATTCACAAAGCTTTGACTGCGAAGCGCGACATCCGCGTTCTTGAGCTGCCTGACGGCAGCTTCCGAGCACAGGAACAGCGCCCATTTCCCTCTAATACGTCAGCTGCACATTCCAGCAGCATGAGTTGAATTATCCGCTCAAGAGGGAAGGGCAGGTAGTACAGCGGATGGGCTGTTGATTCATCCAGTACCAAATTTCAGGCAAAAAAAAGCCGGTGGCTAGACCGGCTTCTTCAAAAACTATGCGAGACAGATTATGCACATCAGACCTGAGCAAGGCAACACAGACAGAACGATTGGAGTAGCACTGTGAGCGTTCAAGCAATGACTTGGGCAATGACACTGCCCATACAATCCCTGAAGGACTCAAGCGCCCGCCATGTGCTGCTTTGCCTCGCCAACTACGCGGGAACAAGCGGTACAGGGGCTTTCCCAGCTGCTTCTACCTTGGCAAGAGAGACAGGGCTTTCGGAGCGGACCGTTCGTTACAAGCTGGACGACCTGGAGTCTCAAGGCTGGATCAAGCGAGGCAATCAGGCAATCGCCGCAGTCCACATCACCCGACACGACCGCCGCCCAGTGGTGTACGACCTTCAACTATTACGGGGTGCAGATATTGCACCCCGTACTGATCGGGGTGCAGATGGCGCAACGGGGTGCAACGCAGAACAGAACGGGGTGCAACCTGGAACAGAACGGGGTGCAGCAGCTGCACCCGATACGTTACTGAACCATCACTTAACCGAACAGCAGCAGCCGCGCGAGATTTCGGACGTGATCGCTGATCAGGACAAGCAGGCCCTGGAATCGACCGATGATCGTCAGCGCTTCGCCATGTTCGCTGACTGGGCACCGGACAGTCGCTACCTGATCGCCCAAGCCCAGATCGCTGGCGTGAAGCCGACCGATATCCCTGATGCGGTGATCAAGGGGTTCATGGGGTGGTTCGTTGCCAAGCCCAACACTGTGGACACTGCGGCTGGTTGGTGCCACCGCCTTGTGGTCTGGTTCGTGAAGGAACGCGCCAACGGCACTTTGCCCGCACCGGATGAGGAACCAACAGCAACCGGCGGCTGGGCGTCCAAGGGGGTGATCCTGTGAGCGGCCCTGTTCGAGCTGGTTATCTGGTCCAGAACCGGACAACAGATCCAGCCTATTGCCCAGCGCCAGCCGTCCCGGTCGAGATTGACCCGGCAACGGAACAGGTTATCGATGAGCTGTTTCTCCGGCTGCAAGGTGCGTGCGGCGCGTGGCGGCAGTCATGGCCCAACCAGAAAATCATGGATGCCTCGAAGCTCGAGTGGTTGGCCGAGTTCATGCGCTCCGGGATCACGTCGATGGATCAGTTGCGCCACGGTATGCGCATGGTCAGCGCCAGCAAATCGGCATTCGTGCCCGCACCGGGTGTGTTCGTCAGCTGGTGTTTTGCTCCGGAAGGGCTGGGCCTGCCCAGCGTCGAGGTCGCCTATTCCCAAGCTTTGCGCAACTCGCACCCAGGCATGGAAGGGCGCGGTAAGTGGTTTCACCCAGCGATCTATCACGCCACTGCCGCCGCTGGATTCCTGAGCCTGCAAACTCTTCCTCGCGACTTGGGTATGACCCGCTTTGAGCAGAAATACCTCGAGCAGTGCCGCAAGATCTGGCGCGGCGAACCGTGGCCTGTACCTACGCTTCACGCGGAATCGTTCCCGGGCGTCGTGGTACTTGGTTATCCGCATCGTGCCGCTGATTCAAGGCAGCAAGCAGGCCGGTCTGTTTCAGGTCGTGCTCGGTGTGGCGTTGGTGGTTGCTGGTGCTTTTACGGGCGGCCTCAGCTCCGGTGTTGGTATGGCGCTTCTTGCTGGTGGTGCAGCCGTCGGCCTGGGCGGTGTCGTGCAGATGCTTTCTCCCACGACCACCGCCAGCGTCGGCAGCAATAACGATGATGGAAACAACCCCAGCTATGGCTTTGGGGGCGCGGTAACCACCGTTGCTCAGGGCAATCCCTATCCCGTGCTCTACGGCGAACGAGAGATAGGCGGTGCCGTCGAGTCTGGCGGCATTTACACGCAAGACCAAATTTAACTATTCGCAAAACACCAACCCGCTTCGGCGGGTTTTTTATTGCCTGGAGATCCGCATGGGCGCAGCACGCAAACTCGTCGTTCAAGGTGCCAAGGGCGGCGAGTCGAGCCAGAAGCAGCCGACGATTGCAGAGAACAGCACGGCTTCTATCGCTACCGCTCGCATCGTCTACCTGTGGAGCTGGGGGCCGATCGTTGGCCCAGTGGACGGCCTGCGCTCAGTGAAGCTCGACGGAACGCCGCTGGTGGCCGAGGACGGCACTGTCAACTTCCCGGGCGTGAAGTGGCAGTTTCGCAATGGAGAGCTGAACCAGCAGCGCCTTGAGGGCATTGCCGAGTCCAACAACGAAGTCGACGTAAACCAGCAGCTGCTCAGCACCACGCCTTATCTGCGCTCCATTAACAATCCGGTGCTTGACGCGCTTCGTGTGCGTTTCAGCTGGCCGCAGCTCCAGTCGCAAGACCAGAGCGGCAATATCAACGGCGTTCGAATCGATTATGCGATTGACCTGGCTACTGACGGCGGGCCTTTTGTTCAGGTACTGGCGGACTACGTAGACCGCAAGAACGTCACCAAATATGAGCGCAGTCATCGGCTAAACCTGCCTGCGGGCAGCCGCTGGACGATGCGCGTTCGCCGGATTACACCAGAGGCCAACAGCTCGCTGGTTCAGGACGCGATGTTTGTTGAGGCGGTGGCCGAGGTCGTAGACAGCGATCAGGAATTTCCACTCACCGCTGTGGGCTGTGTTGAGTATGACGCCCAGCAGTTCGGCGGCGATATCGCCAAGATTGCCGTGCTGATGCGCGGGCGCATCGTGCGCGTGCCGGCCAACTACGACCCGGAGACGCGGACCTATGCCACGTCTGGCGCAGGCACCAGTAACGGGATATGGGACGGCACGTTCAAAGAGGCCTACACGAACAACCCGGCCTGGGTGTGTTACGACCTGGCGCTGAACCCTTACTACGGCCTTGGGCACCGGATCGATGCCACGATGGTGGACCGCTGGAACCTCTACCGCATTGCTCAGTATTGCGACCAGATGGTGCCAAACGGCATGGGCGGCATGCACCCGCGGATGACTTGCAATATCTACCTGCAAAAACAGGCAGATGCCTACGCCGTGCTGCAAGACCTGTCGAACATCTTTCATGGTATGAGCACCTGGGATGGTAGTCAGATCACGTTCAACGCCGACATGCCGGGCGACCCGGTCTACACCTACAACCCTTCGCAGATCCTCAACAACGGCGAAATCCAGTATTCGGGCACCCGGGCGCGCGACCGCCACAACTTGGCAATGGTGACCTGGGACAACCCGGACCAGAGTTTTTCGACGGACAAAGAGCCGGTATTCGATGAAGTGGCGCTGGCCGAAAGCGGGTCAGTGAATGAACTGTCCGTAGAGGCCTATGGCTGCACATCGCTCGCCCAGGCGCAGCGCGCGGGCCAGTACGCGCTGATCACCGAGCAGACTCAGACGAGGGGCGGGACCTTTCGTGTTGGCCTTGACGGCGGCATTCCGAAGACAGGGCAGATCATTGCCGTGGCTGACCCTATGTTGGCCGGTCGTGCTAACGGCGGGCGGATCAGCTCAGTGGCGGGGCGCGTGATCACCGTTGACCGTGACATCGATCTTCCGACCGGTGCCAAGCTGCGGGTGAACCTGCCCAGCGGCAAGACCGAGGCGCGGGTTATCACCTCGCTCACCGGTCGGCGGGTAACTGTCGCCGCCAGCTTCAGCGAGGTGCCAGAAGCCGAATGCGGCTGGATACTCGAATACGACGACCTGAAAACCATGCAGTTTCTGGTGCGCAACATCACGCGCCCAGAATGGCACCAGTACCAGCTCGAGTGCATTCAGCACGAGCCGAGCAAGTTTGACGCCATCGACTTCGGTGCTGTGGTGGATACCGAAGGTGCCTCAAGTCGTGAATCCTGATGGACAGATAGCCTGGGAGAGCGGGGCGAAAGTTTTCCTCCTGCCAAAGTTTCGCCGCGCGCACCGTTGCCTTTTTCCAAGCAAAGTCGTTCATCCGGTGCATGCACGCTTTCATCTGGCAGCGTACGCATTATGTCGATGCAGTCGCCTATCCGTATTTGGTGGCGCTGGCTCATATCGAATTCCGAAGGGTGGCGTGAGTTGATTAAGTGGTCTATTAACTTGATGAGGGTCTTAACGAGGAGCGCAATCTTGGTCGGTAGAATTTCTGATTCAGAACTTCATGAAATGCGGATTCGCAAGCTACAGAACGACATCTCTGATTCAGCGCGTCTCGGCATACCCGTAAAATTCATGCACCTGTTGGCTCTGACACCCACCAGCAGAGAACATCATGTTGAAAGGCATGGTGAGCTCTTCACCGGGCAGGAGATGCTTGATTGGTGGGCAGAGGGGGATAACCGTGTGCGCTGTCGCTGTGCATGCACCCCAGTGCTTTTAGATAATCAGGGTAGGCCTATGACTCCAGACCTCATGGCTAAAGCCAAGATGGACCTGAAGGCTTTCAAAGCGTCCTGA